GTGCACCTCAAACTGGCCTCTTTCACCCGCGCAGGTAGTTTTATGGCTAGCATTTAGGGACCTGTGACTCAATCAAGTAGCGATTGGTCTTATCGAAAGACTAAGTGTGCTCCTAGTTTAGTCTTGTTGTGGACATGGTAAATATGATCTTGAAAATCACAACTCCACGGCTTTTCTCTTCTGTAGTTGAATCGTTCCTTGATAAATTTGTCAGAGTCAACTACATGGGCGTAATCTGCATAATACTCAGTCCACCCAGGTTTGGTGTTATTCACAATATTTACAGCGGTAGGGGATTCTAAGAAATTTTCGATATCATTCTTCCAGTCTTTGTCCCAACGATCCACACTATCGATCAGCTCTTGTTCGATAATCTTCTGATCTTCGGGAGTAATTCCGAAAAGTCTCTCATATTCTGCTCTGTCAGAGTCTAAAACTTTCTTATTTCTCAATTCTGGTTTCCAGAATTTCATTTTCTCTCTTTCCCACCAATCCTTGTTCGACACTTCTTCAATATCTTCGATGGTGTTCAATATCTTATCGCACAAAGGACTAACAATCGGGCATCCACTGTATTGGCAAATATAACTCATGCATTTGGCTTTAAGTAAACCGGTTTTCTTTTCTTTGCTGGCGAAGATATATTGGGCAGAGCTCCAGCCTAATTTGCTGACAACATAAATGCCATCAGTTAACGCAGCTGTCCCTCCGCAATACACCCTACAGAAAACCGCATCCCTCACATGATCTTTATTTTCCAATTTAGCTGTGAATCCTAAGTTCTTGAAAATTTGTTCTATTCCTTCGATTCTCTTGAACACAGAATCATCTCCTTCAACTGCTCTGGGGTGGTCAACACCTAAGCCCCCTGAGACCCATGATGCATAAGCTATGGCGGCGTCATTAACGAAAAAGTTGCCAGAAGCAGTATCTAAATCACCACTTCTCATTACTGGGTCAGCGTAAAACATCATCTTCCCATATTTGAACAGTTGTTTTCTGACTTTAAGGTCAAAGTACAGTCCGATTCTTGCTTCATCTGCAGGAAAACTTAAGGCCAGGAAAATTGGTCTTAGCACGTTAATGATCATCCATTTATCAGAGCTGCTTTCATAACAAGAGAAATCATTCTGGCTTACTTCATCATCGCCAAATTTGTCCCTCAACCACTTTGGTCTCTCATTGAAGGGTATGGCCTTGATGCTTGACGGTAATTGCAAAATGCAATGATTGACAGCGTGAAGAGGGGCACCGAAAGCGGCCCTGCTAGCTTCATCTTGTGGCATAATTACCCTGGGGAACTTGCCTGTCACCTCATAGAATTCTAATTTTATGAAAGCTTGGATAATCCTCAGCCTCGGATCCAAAATGTATCCCTTGATCCTTAGCTTAGCACAGATTTCTTTCAAAGCTTCTT